GAAAATATTTGTTCTAAATATGGTTATATTAAAAATAATTCTATTAAAATTATTAAACGTTCTATTGGTCTAATTAAAAATCAACATTTTAATGGTAATATTACTTTTAATGTCTTATGTCTCGCTGAAATATGTAATCCAATTCAAGGCTCTATTATTAAATGTAAAATTAAAAATATTAATAAAATGGGTGTCCTTGCTGAAGGATATTATGATAAAATACCTATTTTAGAAATTATTATTCCTTCTAATTCTGCTGGTATCAAATCTGAAATTAATTTAGATACCCTCTCTAAAGGTCAAGAAATAAAAATTGAAGTTTGTGGTAAAAAATATCAATTATTTGATAAACATATCTCTATTATTGGACGTGCTATTAAAGATAAAGACGAATTTATTAAAAATGAAGTTAAAATTGATGATGATGATGATTTTAAACAAGATAATGAAGAAACTGACGATTTAGATTTAATTAATGATGATGAACAAGATGATGATAATAATGATGATGATGAAAAAGAAAAAATAAGTAGTGATGAAGAAACTGATAAAGAAAGTGATGAAGAAAAAAGTGAAATTGATGGTGATGAAGAATATATAAGTGAAGGTGGTGAAGATTTAGATGATATTTATGATTTAAATGATGAAGATTAAATCTTAAAATCAATTTGACTTAAATTCATTTTAATGTATTTATTCTCAAATTCATTATCTTTCACATATATATCATAAATATATGATTTTAATTCTATAATATCATCTATAGAAATTTGATTTGAATTATGTCTAGCATTATTAATTAATTCGTCAAATTTCATATCTAATTTAATATAGAAATTAACCATTTATTTATTTATTATCTTTCAAAATCATTTTTTTACTATTTTTATTTATTTTTTTGTAAAATTTAAAAAAATGATTTAAATAATCAATTAAATCTTTATTTAATATGAAAAAAATTCTTTCTAATAATTCTTCTTGTATTAATATCTCTACTGAAACTTTTAATGGTAAAGAACAATCTCCTAAAGGTTTAGGATTTTCTGCTGTTATATATGATATTGGTTTTGAAAAAATTGGTAAAGATGGTTTAATATGGTCTGTTCAATATAAAAATAATAAAAAAGTTTGGTTTAGAAAAAATGGTATGCCTCTAGTTACTTATGAAGAACCTATTATTACTAATAATAATAATGATATATATATTGAAGAACCTATATTAATACCTTCAATAATATCAACATCATCTATTCCTAAAAATGAATTACCAAAAGAAAATAAAAAAACAGATTATACTATATTTTATAGTTATTATACAAATAAACTTAAAGAAGATTATTTAAAAAATGGAATTAAAAAAGAAAATAAATTTATTAAAGATGAAACTATTATTGAATGGAATAGATTAAAAAAAAATAAAAAAGAACTTGAAACTTTAATGAATTTTATTAAAAATAAAACATAAATCATTAGTAAAGTAATGAGTATTTATCAAAATTATAAAATTTTGGTTGAAAATGATATTCTTTCTTATAATTATAATGAATTAAATTTATTCGATATTAATTCCAATTCTAATCTTTTTTATACTAATATTAAAGCCCCTAATTATCTCTTTAATGATAATTCTGGTATCTTATTTAATTCTAATAATAATTCTATCACTTTTTCTGCCTCTTCTAATATATTTACTAATGACCTTATTATACAAGGTCAATTAAAAGCTTCTTCTTTCCCTTCTAATGTTCTTTTATTAGATACTGATAATAAAATTAATAGTTCTTATTTACCTACTGTTAATAATTTTATCGTTTATAATACTAATTCTATCGCTATTGGTACTTCACAACCTATAGCACATATTCAATTAAATGATGGTGATGCTTATTTTAATAATGCTAGATTAGGTATTGGAACTTTTCCATCTTATTATTTCCATCTTAATAAAGTTGATAGTATGCGTTATCAACCAGCATTCGTAATATCAAGTAATTCAAAACATATATTAGATGTTTATAGTGAATTAGGAACAATTATTATTAATAATGATGGTTCTCCAATAGATACAAATGCTAAATTAAATATATATGGACTTCTTAAAACAAATGAAATTAAAACCCCTCATTTTTCATCTTCAAATAATTCAACTATTATTAATAATGATTTATTTATTAATAATTTAAATTCATTCCAATCTTATATCACTATTAATAGTAATATTGATTTAATTTTAAGTAATAATTCTATTGGTTCTATTAGTTCAAATATATTAAATCTTAATAATTCTGTAAAAATTCTAAATAATTCTAATAATCTTATCTATATCATCTCATCTAATTCTAATATTATTTTAAATAATTCTAATAATTCTATTTTATTAACTTCCTCTAATTTATCTACTAATAATATTATTACATCTTCTATTTTAACATCCAATCTTTATTTATTAAATATGGATAGTCTCACTTCTAATCCTTCTGCTGATAGTATTATGGATTTTAAAGGAAAAATTAGATTATATAATGACACAAATAATATTATTATAAAAATATTTGCTAATGATTTATATTTATTCTTAATTACAAAAAATAATTATTTATATTCTTATAATATTTCAAATAATGAAATATTATTAATTAATTCAAATTTCTTTTATAATTCTTTTAAAGCTAAATATAATAATTATGCTTATCTTCTTAATAATAATCTTTATCTTAATAATAATCTAATTTTATCTAATATTTATATTAGAGATTTTGCTCTATCCTCTCAAAATCAAATTTTTTATCTTAATAATTTAGGTGCTGTTGTTTCTTTTAATTTATCTACTAATATTTCTAATATTAATAATGATTTTAATGATTTTATTAAAATTGATTCTTATATTGATAATACTTATATTACTTTATCTAAAGATAATAAAATTTATTATTGGAATAATATTAATTATTCTACTATCTTTTTTGATATTCCACTTGCTAATTTTATTATTGAAGATTTCTCTTCTGGTGATAATCATACTATTGTTCAAACTAATAATGGTTTATGGACTTTTGGTTCAAATATAAATAATTTAACTTATAAAAAAGGTATAATATCATCAAGTCCATTTACTATTGCTGAAAAAATACCTTATTTTAATCAAACTCCAAAAATAACTTCAATTAAAGTTATTAAAAATAGTTCAATTGTTATCGATATTAATTCTAATGTATATATTTTCGGTAATATTAATAAATTATTTCAAACTCAACAAATTTATAAAATTAATGATATTACTAATATTTTAGATTTCTGTTGTAATAATAATTCCGTTTTCCTTTTAACCTATTTTAATGATATTTTCACTCTCAATAATTTTAATATCCCTAATTCTATTAATCTTATTGATGATTTTTATGGAACTTCCATTAAATCTAAAGGAACTATTACTATCGGTGGTAATTATTTTTATAAAAATAATCCTAAAAATAGTCTTCTTGTTCAAAATTTTATCGGTATTGGTAATAATATCTCTTATAATTCTAATTATTCTATGATTATTGATGGTAATATTAATATTATTAATGGTTCTATTTTTAATAATGGTATCATCTTCTCAGGTAATTCATCTTCTTCATCATCACTTTGGAATAAAAATGAAAATGATATTTATTATGATAAAGGTAATGTTGGTATTAATATTGTTAAACCTTTAACTCCTTTACATATTAATGGAAATGCTACTTTCGAAAGTAATGTAATTATTAAAGGAAAATTAATCTCTAATGAAATATCTCCTTTTATTATTAATAATCCAAGAAATATCTATTTTAGAGGTAAAATAGGTATAAATAATCAAAATCCAACATCAGCTCTAGAAATTAATGATGGAACTTTTAATATAAATTCTATTATAAATCATTCAAATTTATTAAATATACATAATTATCAATCCTTTATTGTTAATAATTCTTTAAATACTTCATATTATAATCCAATATTAATTAATGAATTATCATCTGTTATTATTAACTCTTATTTTAATTTAGAAAATATTAATAATAATAATAATAATTCTAATGTAGTTATTTATAAATTTTTTAATAATATTTGGAATAAATTTGATATTAGAGATATTATTAATAATGATACTTCTTTTGGTATCTCTTTCTGTATGAATAAAAATGGTTCTAAAATTTTTATTGGTTCTCCTAAAGAAAAATTACAATCTGGAACTATTACTGGTGGTATTTATATTTACTCTTTTGATAATAATAATAATCTTATTAAAGATATTAATAGAATTATTAGTATTAATCAAAATTTAACTTATAATTATATCGGTAATAAAATTAATTGTTCTAGTGATGGTAATATTTTAATTTCAACTATTTCAAATAATAATTCAAGAATTTTTATTAAAAATATTGAAAATAATTTTGAAAAAATTATCGATTTTTCTCCTTTTAATTCTTTCCATTCCTCTTTTAATTCTATTAATCCTAATGATATTATTATTGATACTAATAATGACGGTTCCATTATTCTTATCAATTTTATTTTTGATATTACTTCTATACCTATCTCTACATTTGCTTATTTTAATTTCTATATTATTAAAGACTTTGATATCTTCTTCCTTAAATTTAATTTTATTTATCCTAATTCTTTTATCACTTCTTTAAATATTAATAGTGATAGTTCTAGAATTTATATATCTACTTCTTCTGGATATCATTATATTTATGATATAGATTTTCAAAAAGATATTTATAAAACTATTAATCTTAATTCTATTACTATTATTAAATATTTTGATTTAATTCCTTCTTTTTCTTTCTTTAAATATGGTAATTTTTTAGGTAAATTATCTAAAAATGGTAATTTTATTCATATCTCTAATAATCAATCTATTTATATTTATAAATTTAATTCCGTTTCTAATTTATGGGAAGAAAGACTTATTTATAATAATATTCATTTAATTCCTAATATTCATAATTTCTCATTATCTATTGATGCTGAAGGTTATAATATTGCCCTTAGTTTTCTTAAAAAAATTACTGATACTAATCTTATTGATAATATTGAAATTAACAATTTCTTCTTTAATATTCATAAAAATCAATCCGTTTTCTATTATACCTCTTCTAATCTTATCGTTAATACGGATGTTTTTTTTAATTCTAATATTATTTGTCAAAATTTAACTGCTAATGGTTCTAATCTTTTTAATATACAAACTAATAATCTTATTAATAATTATACTCAAAATGGTATGATGTATACATCAAATAATTTAATTTACTCTACTTCTAATATTATTTTTAATGATTTTAATAATGATTTTCAAATTAATAGTTTAGCTATTTTCACTTCTAATATTTTCGGTTTCTCTAATTTATCTATTGCTTCTAATATCTCATCTTCTTTTGGTAATATCTCTGCTAATGGTTTTATCGCATCTTCTAATATTATCTCTCATTCTAATTTTATTGCTACTTCTAATATCTCCACTCTTTTTGGTAATATCTCTAGTGCTTCTAATATTAGTGCTATTAATAATATTACTGCTAATAATAATATCACTGCTGGTAATCGTATTAGTTGTATTTTTGATATTATGACTATCTTTGGTAATATTAGAAGTGGTAATAATTTAATATCTGATCGTGATATTATCGCTACTAATCATTTATCTACTTCTAGAGGTAATATTATATCTGCCTCAAATTTATTTGTTAATTCTAATATTTATTCTTCATTTATATTTGGTGATGGTTCTAATATCTCTAATATTAATCCTAATAATTTTATATCACCTGTTCCTATTAATAAAGGTGGAACTGGAAAAAATAATTTTGGTATTGGTGAAATTCTTATTGGTAATTCTAATGATAATCTATTATCTTTTAATGATTTCACTTTTGATTTTAATTCTAAAACTTTAAATATCTCTAATATTAATATCTCCTCTAATTTAATTCTTAATGGTTCTAATTTCTCTAATCTTAATTTCTCTTTTGAACAAATTCTAGGTATTAATTCTTTTGATAAAGGTGGTTTAGGATTTAATCAAATCTCTAAATCTAATCTCATTTTTGCTATTGAAGATAATCAATTATCTCATACAAATAATTTAAAATGGGATAATTCAAATTCTAATCTTTTTATTAATGGTAATATCTTTGTTAATAAAATTTTTGGTGATGGTTGTAATATTAGTAATTTAAAAGTTGATTTTAATACTATTGGTGGTATTGTTCCTTTCTCTAAAGGTGGTTTAGGTTTTAATAAAATATCCAAATCTAATCTACTTTTTGCTATTGAAGATAATTTAATTACTGAAACTTCTGATATTCGTTGGGATACTTCTAATTTTTCTGTTAATGGTAATATTTATGCTAATTCTTTTAGTGGTAATGGTTCTAATTTAACTAATCTTAATATTGATTTTAATACTATTGCTGGTATTATTCCTTTTAATAAAGGTGGTTTAGGTTTCAATAAAATTAATAAATATAATCTCATCTTCGCTAGTGATGATAATCAATTATCTTATACAAATAATTTAAAATGGGATGATTATAATTCTAATTTATTTATTAATGGTTTTATTTTCGGTGATGGTTCTAATATCTCTAATATTAATCCTTCTAATCTTATTTCTCCTGTTCATATTAATAAAGGTGGAACTGGTAGAGATTATTTCGGTATTGGTGAAATTCTTATAGGTAATTCTAATAATAGTTTATTATCTTTTAATGATTTTATTTTTGATATTGATACTAAAACTTTAAATATTAGTAATATTAATATCTCCTCTAATTTAATTCTTAATGGTTCCAATTTCTCTAGTTTAAATTTCTCTTTTGACCAAATTTTAGGTATTAATCCTTTCAATAGAGGTGGATTAGGTTTTAATCAAATTGATAAATATAATCTTATCTTTGCTAATGATGATAATCAATTATCTCATACTTCTAATTTAAAATGGGATAATTCTAATTCTAACTTTTTTATTAATGGTAATATCTTTGGTGATGGTTTTAATATCTCTAATCTTAATTACTCTAATATTACTGGTATTATTAATTTTAATAAAGGTGGTTTAGGTTTTAATCAAATCTCTAAATCTAATTTAATTTTCGCTATCGATGATAATCAATTATCTTAT